GCTCGATCGCGCCTGAAAGTTTCTGTTCCGCGTCGAATCGCTTGCCGGTCGCTTCGGCGACCTGGATGCCGACCTTGGCCAGGTATGTCATCGCCGCCCCGGCGGCCATGCCGGCCACGGACAGCCCGGCCAGGACCTTGCCGAAGCCGCCGGACTCGGCCAGCGCTAGGGCTCCACCGACCCGGCCCATGCCAGTATTGCCCATGATGCCGCCGGCCCGGGCAACCGCCGTCCCGACCTTGGCGGACTCCTGATGGAGCTGCCGGACGCTCCGGCCGACCCGGATCGCCTCCTGGTCGACGCGCCGAAGCTCCTGCCCGACCCGGCAGGCCCCGGCGGCAGTCTGTTCGACGCCGACCGCCTCGAAGATGACCGGAATATCTGCCATGGGTCAGGAACCTTTCAGCGCCGGCGCGCGGCCGGCGCGGATCATGAACTCGGCGAGCAGGTCGGCCTCGCCGGGGCTGAGGGAGCAGTCGAGGAGTCCGCCGGCGGCGAGGGCGAGTTGCCGGCGCCGCCGGCCGAGGCTTTTGGGTGAGTGCCAAAGATCGCGCAGACGATCGGGTCCAGATCCACGGTGGAGATCCAGCCCAGGTCCGTCAGCAGCTCCTCGGTGACGCGGTAGGACGCCTGGACCGCCAGGAGAACCAGGCGATGCAGGTCCGGATCAGCGAGGCCAATCCCCTGCTCGGCGGTCAGGCGATCGTAAATCCGGTACGCCAGCCGGCCAAGCTCGGTGGCGGGCTCGCCGATGCCGCCGGCCCCGAAGTCGATCAGCCGGGGGGCCGCAACCGCCAGGGGGATGGTCAGGGTGGTGCCACCGCCGAGGACCAGGTCGACGCCTGGCGGGGCCGCCTCCCGCGCCAGGGACGCCTGGGACGGGAGACCGCCGCCCGACCCATACCAGAGGCCATCCGGGCAGGCGCGCCAGGCCCAGGCCCGCACGTCGGGCACCACGGCCGGGGTTTCGCCGGGTGCGAGTTGCCAGGCCAGCGAGCCGCGGCCACCCTGGCCGGCCGGGTGCTCGGCGGCGGTGACCGCCCAGGGACCGGCCGGCAGGAGCCGGCGGAAGGCCGGGATCTCGGCCGCCGGCGCGGCCCGGACGCCAGGAGCGAAGTAGGCGACCGGCACTGGCTCAGCTCCAGACGCAGGCCGGCGCCCGGAAGGTCAGGACGCAGGCGCTGCGGCCGCCGGTGCCCGCCCGCGGCGCCTTGCCGGTCAGGACGGCATTCGCCCAGGTGCCGGTCTTGTTGCCGGAGCCGGCCGCGGCCCGGCCACTGGCCCGCTTCTCGAAGACCACCACCAGGCTGGCGCAATCGCCGATCTCGAGCTTGGCGTCGGCAGCGTGGGTCAGGTCTTCGATGGTGACGGCGATGTCATCGGCGATGCCATCGACGACCGTCCCCTTGATGATCGGATCGGCGTCGGACTGCACGTCCTCGGCGGTGGACTGGCCGTTGATCGACACGTCCTGCAGCCCGGTCAGGGCCAGGCTGTCGAAGGTGGCGGTCTTGGCGCGGAAGGTGGCGAGGTCGGCCATGGTGCGTTCTCCTGGAGGTCAGGCCCGGAAGGACCGGACGATGGTGAGGCCGCCGGGCTGGCGGCGTTCGAGTGGGGTCCACCAGCTGAGCCGGCGGAGTTCGTCCGGGACCTTGAGGCCCCGGCGGAAGGCATCGAGGGTGGCCGTCCAGACGCCCCGGTAGGCGTCGACCAGCTTCCACTCCTGGGTGGCCTCGCTGAACAGCCGGGCGCCCAGCTCGGCGGCGGCGCCGCGCAGCGCCAGACGGGCCAGCGAATCGGCGGCGAAGGTGGCGGCGTCCTGGTTGGCCTTCCAGGTGCCGAAGACCTGGTCGTCCGCCGTGAGCCCCGTGACCAGGGTGACCACGCCGGTGGTGGCGTTGACCGAGTAGTCGTCGGTCTCGGTCAGGTCGTCGGGCCAGCCGGCGATCGGGTCTTGGAACTGCTCGGGTTGGCCGGTCCAGAGGTAGAGGCTGCCGGCCACGATGGGATAGATCGGCAGCGAGACGGAGACCTGGCCGGCGCTGGCCCGCTCCACCACGCGGCAGAGCTGCGGCCGGAGCAGCAAGCTGAAGACCTGGTCGGGCAAGGCATCCACGATCTGATCGCAGGCGTGATCCAGGGACTCCTCGATCGCGGCCTGGCCGCCGAAGTCCGCGGCCACTGTGCCCGAGTACATGGTGGGCAGACTGGAGTAGGAGGCGCCGAAGCGATTGTATCTGCTCATCAGGTCACCTCGTAGTCGGCACGCTGCCAGGTCTGGATGACCTCGGCCTCGGCGTCGCGCTGGCAGCCCCAGGGGCCGGGCTCCAGCGCACCGATGCGGTCCGAGCCCCAGGCACAGAGGTTGTCGGCGGTCTCCGAGCGCAGGCTGGCCAGGGCCGCCGCGAGGATGGCGTGACTCAGGTTCTCGGCGGTGCCCAGGTCGACGCCGCCGACATGGACCCGGAGCCGGACGGTGGTCCGACCCTCGCCGCCCTCCGGCGCTGAGGCGTCGATTGCCGACTCTCCGACCGAGACCTCCAAGAACGGAAGCCGGCCACGGTTCCGCCCGCCCAGGAAGCCGCCCAACCCAGCGAAGACCCGGAGGACATCGACCGCCGCCCAGGTTGCAGCCAGGACCCCGGCAGCCGCGGCGACCGTGGCCGCACGGCAGGCCGTGAGGCAGCGGGTCTGCAGGACCGAGGACGTGCTGGCCATCAAACCCCCAGGTTCTTCTCGGGCATCAGGTCCCGCTTGACGCCGGCGGGCAGGCGCTCCCGGGCCGCCTGGATGGCGCCCCGCACCGAGCGCCCGCGCCGCTCCTGGCGGTTGGCGGCAGCCTTGACAATGAGCGGGACCACGGCGGCATGGTCGCCTTGGGCGGCAATCGGTTTCAGCAGCTCGGCCAGCGTCACCGCCTCATCAAGCGCCGCCTGATTCACGCCGGCGCGTTCCTCGGCACTCTGGCGCGCCGACCGTTCCTCACGGTAGGCGGTCGTTGCGGCATCGGCCTGGGCCACGACCTCCTGCCGGTGACGGATCGTGCGTCGACTGGTCAGCAGCGCGGCGACTGGTTCCAGGATCGGATATTTCTTGGCCAGGATCATCAGCACCAGCGCCAGGCCCGCACTGACCACCGGCCAGCAGTCGGCCAGGAAACCGCCGACCGACGACCAAAAGCCACCGGCAGCGTCCTCACGATCCTGGGCCGCCTGGGCGGCATAGGCCGGAGGATCGGCCTGGATCGCCGCCGTGGTCAGGCGCGGCGCAGGCAGATCGGTCCTGGACCCGGCGCCGACCGTCGCCAGGACATGGTCCGCGACACCGGCGAAGATCATGTCCAGGGCCGGGTCGGCCTCGACCTGCGAGTGGATTGCGTCCAGGCCAGCCAGGGCATCGGCAGCGGACTGGCGGGCGGTGCCGCAGCCGGCCAGGAGCAGGCATGCGGCCAGCAGCAGGCCGGCTTTGCTGCGAAAAATGGAGAATAGGGCGCCGAGGGCGGCAGCGATGGCGCTGAGCAGGGTGGTGATGAGCAGCGACCTTGCCGCGTCCTGACGGCGGTAGAGGTCGCTGATCGCCGCCTGGTGGCGGGCACAGTTTTTTTCGCGCTCGGCCAGCAGGGTCTCCAGTCGGCCGACGGCGACCTCCAGACGCTGGACCGGGTCGCGCTGATGCTGGCGGGTCTCGTCGTGGGCGTTGGCGTTCATGGTACCTCCGATCACTCGCAAAGCCCCAGCGCTTCGACCAGGCGGCCGGCGGCGCTGCTGTGTGGAATGGCGGATTTTTCCAGGGCCTTGCGCAACACCGCCCTGGCGGCATCGCGGTGGCTGTCGGTCATCATCAGGTCGATCTGCGCACGCTCCCAGGCCAGGCGCCGGGCGTCGAGTTCCCGGGCGGCCGCAGCGCTGAGCTTCTCGCCCTCGGCCGGTGCGGGGGGCGCAGACTGCGCGGCGATTAGGTCGGTCAGTGATTCTTCCAGCGCGCCGCCGGCGACGATTTCGCGCGGAGTGCTGCCACCGATCTGCCGCAGCAGTTCGCGGAGCAGGATCAGAGCGGCCAGGGGGAGGGTGAGCGCGTGGGCGGCCATGGTCAGCGAGCCTCCAGGATTTCGACTGTGATGTCGGCGGCGAGGATGTAGCGCATCAGTTGCTCCATTTCTGCTTGGCCAGCGTTTCCGCCAACAGGTTGAGCAACTCGGCAAACTTTGCCGCTGTGTTGATGGTCTTGTTGCCGATGGTCGCAAACGCCGCGACCAGGGCCGCGTTGTCAAACACCGGCACGGCCTGCGGATAGACCGTCTCCAGCGGACGCCACTGGACGCTGTCCCAGCCTTCGGTCTTGATCTGGTAGCAAACCCGCAGTTGCGGGGCCTCGCCGTCGAAGTCGGCAATGACATTGGATACCGCGATGCGGCGCGTCTTGCCACCACGGGTCAAATCGAACTCATACATGCTCATGCGGCGGCTCCTAGGCCGTGGGTCGTGAGTACGGAAACAATAGCAGCAATCAGGTCATCGGTGTCGGTATCGCCCGAGTCGGGGGTGTTCGCCAGGTCGGCGTTGATGACGCGATCAGACACCACAACATTGCCGTTGATCCGCAGACCTTGGCCGGTATCAAGGAAGATGTCGCCAGCGGTGATCTTGAACGCCAGATTCCCGGTACAGGACAGCGTCAGATATGCCGTGCCGGAGTAGGCATCGGCATACATCTGCACGATTTTCTTGTTGCTCGACCCGTCGAAGTAGTGCCATTGCATCGGCTGCGAATCCACGTCCGTACCGCTGGCGGCGGTAGCTCCAAGCACCATGCCGTTGGTCGCGCAACCGTCCATCGACCAGAAGCCGGTTGTCCACTTGATACCGGTCCCCAGGCTATTGACCAAGAATCCGTTTGCGGTCGTCGGCTGCGCCAGGCTGTTGCCGCCGAGCGACAGACCCATCACCTGGGTGGCGGTGCCGCAGACATTGAAATCGAGTTCATTTGACAGGATGCGGCCGGTGCCAGAATGCCCGGTGTATGTCGCGTTATCCATCAGGACGGTGTTGAGGCCCCAAAGGTGCTGGTCATCGCCGCGCAGAAGACCGGCACCGAACAAACAGACACCGTTGGTATCGTCCTCGTCCAGATCAACATAGCCACCGACGGCGCTGGCATGCAAGACAGTCGAGCCGGTCTTGATCTCCAGCACGCCGGACACCGCATCATAGCAGTCCATGCCGCCGTTGTAGACTGCATCATAAATCTGGATCGCGCTATACTGTCCTTGCCGACCGATGGACCGGGCAACGTGGTCGCTGTTGGTTAGCGCAGCGCTACTGGTAGATCCGATCATCGCATAGGGGCCGAGATAGGTGTCGGTGAGCGTCAGGCCGACGCCGGCCTGGAGGCGGGCGGACACCTCACGAGTTGTGCTGCCGATTGGCGTCGTCTGGAGGTCGATATAGCTGCCTTGGGCCGCATCACTCCAGTTCTCGGCGGCGAACATGAAGAAGGCGGCGGATCCGGAAACCGCCGTCGCCGTCGCGCCGCGCCCCTGGCCGACGACAAAGCCGAGGGCGTCGTGCGTCTGGCTGGCGGCCGGGGACGCCTGGGTGCCACGCGCCCCGATCAGACGGAGGCCGGCGGCCGCGCCGGAGCCAGCCGCACCACCGTAGGCCGCCAGGGCCAGGGTGATGTTGCCGGTATCCTTGTAGCCAAATAGCGTGCTGTCACTGTTGACCGCAGCCGTTGCGCCATTGAGGTAGAGGATCTTCGAGGCGGACAGCCGGAACGCACTGGTCGTCCAGTCGGTGATGAGCGTGGCATTGCACGACATGCCGGGGTTGTCGTTGCCGATGCGGTAAAGGCCGGTGTTGGTGTCACTCTGCCAGGCGAGGGCGGGGAGCGATGCGGTGCCGTCGAGCAGTTGCAGACCAGTATAGCGGATTTCAAGCGGGCGCAGAACATTGCCAGCGCCATCGTTGACGTTGAAACGCCAGAGGCCACGGACGCTGGTTGCATCGTCGGCCGGAGTAGAGCCGACAAGTCCAATCATCTGGCAGGCGGTCCGGTAGCTTCCGTTGACATAGCCCTTGGCCTCAAAGGTGAACATATTATCAGACACCAACACCTTGGTTGGTGAGGCGATGGTGCCACGGGATTTATTGCCCTGGAAGTTCGGGCCGGTGGCGCCATCACCGGCACCTCGGATGGCATATCCCGGCTTCCCGGCGGCGCTGCTGGATGAATACATCGCAAAGTCATCGGCATAATACCAGATGTTCTGGTTGCCGCCGGTGACGAGGTAGCGGGCGAAGTCTGCACCGCCGATCTGGAGATAGATGCTCTGCCCGCTGGCCGCGCCGATGTAGGTGGTGCCGGCAGCGATCTGGCGCAATGCCGCATTGGTAGCAGAAAAATGGTCGTAGTGCGCGAAGGCGACTGCATCGGCTGTGCCGTAGTATCCGAGCCGCGCCCGGCCGAGGATACTGGCGGTATCGGTATCGGCGGCGATGGATAGGTTGCCGCTGTCGTCGAGGGTCGCGAAGCTGGAGTCCTGGAGCACCGATCCGGTGATCCCGTCCCAACGAACGATAGCATGGTCGGTGGACGCGGCGCCAAGGACGGGCAGATAGACGCCAGAGTGAGCATGACTCCCGGCCGCCACGTCGGTGGCGCCGGTGCCGATGTTCAATGAAAGCTGCTGCCCGGCGAGCGCCAGGCCGTTGCCGCTGATGGTCAGGGGATTGTGCAATAGGCTGTGGTCGTAGGTCGAGAGGTGCGACGAGAGCAGGCCCGCGGCGGTGCCGGCGGGATCGGCGCCCACGTCGCTGGCGCTGAGCGCGGCCCATGCGCCAGTCGCCAAGAGGACCTGCGACGCGATGCCGGAGAGCTTTGGAAGCAGGCCGTGCCGCAGGGTGCTGGCGTTCAGGTCGGTGTTGTCGTCGGGGGTGGCGAGGTCGTCGAGCTTGATGGCGTCCGACCCGCCCGACAGGTGGCTGGCCGCGTGCGCGAGCGGGGTCTGGGCGTCGGCCAGGAGACCCGAGAGTCCGCCGACGTTGATCTCGTCGACGCCGCCATTCTGGTGCCGGGAAGCGTGCGCGGTGAACCAGTCGGCGTTTTCCAGCGTGATCCGCTCGGAGGCTTCGACCAGGGCGATCTCGCCGTCCTGCTCGACCAGGGACAGTTCGGTGGGATCCAGCTCCTCCAGGCTGACCTCGGCCAGGTCCTCGGTGACGGCCACCTGGCTGGTCGATTCCGTGAGCGACAGCACGCCGGAATCCTCGTCCAGCGTGGCCTCCGTCACCACCTCGTCGATGGTGATGTCACTCATGTCAGGACTCGACCGGCTGGGCGTGCAGGTAGCAGGCGCCGCGGAGCGGGGTGATCTTGTTCGTGCCGTCGCTGATGTCGATCTCCCAGACGCCGATCTTGCCCGGGTTGGCACCGGCCGCGGCGGTGAGGGCGGCGGTCTGGGCATTCGTCAGCGTGACAATCACCGTCCCGTCGGTGGGGGTGCCGGTCAGGGTGCAGGTCAGGTCCACCAGCTTGATGCCGGTGGATGGCAGGTAGGCGGTGCTGATCCGGCCGGTGACGGTGCAGCCGGTCAGGTCGACCGCGACCCCGCCCACCTTGATGATCCAGCTCCGGCGGAAGTTCGCGCCCTGGATGACGGTGATGTCCCGGGTGTAGGGTTCCCGGATCGCCAGCAGGGTGGTGGTGAGCGCCACGATGGGCTCCCCCTCTCAGTGGGTCAGAAGCCGCCGCCTGGGCCGGTCAGGCCAAGCGCGGCCGCGGCCTCGGCGATCAGCTTCCCAGCGCGGACCCGGCCCAGGTGCTTGACCGGCAGGGCGTCCAGGTCCTCGACGGTCGAATGGGCAACGCCGGAGAGATCCAGCCCGGCGCCGGCGAATGCCTCCAGCCACTCGGGCCGGAAGGTGGGCAGGTCGAGCAGGCCGCGCGCCGGCGCGTCTGCCGGGTTCTTGTAGCGGAAACCCTTGGCCAGCCAGAAGTCCACGTCCTCGACGTTGCAGATGCAGCCGCCGGCAGTGGGGTGGTGGAGGGAGACGGTCGGGAGCGGCGGCAGGGACATGACGGACCTCCAGTCGGATGGGCGGCCCCGCCGGCCGCCGCCCCGGGAGCAGGATCCGGAGCGGTCGGCCGACGGGCGACGCGGGATCAGCCGAGCAGGATCGCCGTGTGCTCCGGCTTGACGAGCTTCACGCCCCAGGCGATCGACACCTCCATGGCGACGCGGTGGAACTGCCGGTAGACCGCGACCCGGAAGGCCAGACCGGAGATCGGGTCGGTGACCACGATCGCGTCATCGGCCGAGTCGCCGCCCTCGGGGACCGCCGGCAGGCGGGTGGCGAGGATGATCGCGCCCCGGTGGAACGCGGCGTTCTTGGCGTAGGTGCCGCCGATGGTCATGGCCACGTCATTGGCCAGGGTCTGCTTGAGGCCGGGGGCCGCGATGACGATGTCCCCGTCACCGTCGCCGGCGAAGCCGGTGGTGACCAGGTACTTGTTCGCGTCACCCGCGAAGGTGACCACGTCGCCGGCCAGGATGGTGCCGGTGCCGGTGTCGACGTGGATGGTCGTGGTCCCGACCGCGTAGCCGGCCACCAGGTCGACCAGGTAGCCCGACCCCGTGCCCTTGGTGTGGCTGCCGAGCTGGCCGGAGACACCGACCCCGAGGCCCAGGATGTCGCCGATCATGCCCCGCCGGAGCAGGGCATCGTCCCCGGCCTCGCTGACCTTGGTCAGCTGCCCGAGGGCGCGCAGGTTGGCGGCCGCGGCGGTGCCGACGACCAGGCGCAGGTCGGAGCCCGGGGCGCCGTTCTCCTCGAGGATCCGCAGCGCGTCCGCGGCCCCGCCCAGGGTCGTGGCGAACGGGGTGGTCGCCGCCGTGCCGATCGCCCGCGAGAAGCCCGCGTAGAGCGCCACCAGATCGACCTCGATCTCGTTGGCGAGCGTGCGGAAGGCCTGCGCGAAGCTGTCCCGGTTGACCGTGCTGATCCGACCACCCAGGCGCAGGTAGTCCTCGCCCGACCAGTGGAAGGTCGCGTTGCGGCTCTTGGAGATCAGCACCTCCTGGGTGCCGATGGTCCGGTCCGAGGGATCGGGGCCGGTGGCCGCGGGCGTGATGTCGGCGCCGGCGATCGCCGGCACGACATGCGCGCGGATCGACTGGTTGACCGCGGCCTGGTCGGCCGAGGCGTCGCGCGAGACGGCGCCGATCATGCCGGTGCGTTCGCGACTGACGATGTCGAGCGCGGCGTAGACCGTGGGGATCAGGTAGGTCAGGGTATTGGCCATGGTGCGTTCCTCCCGCGAGGGGGTGGGGTGGGTGATTGACTAGTCGGTGACCAGGTGACCCTTGCGGATCCACTCCATCTGGGCCTGGGGGTCGAGTTTCACGAAGGCCGCCCGCTGCAGGGTCTGCTGGCCGGGGGTCGTGGCCAGCCCGGTCGGCCCCGCGCCGCTGCCGGGCGTGGTGGTCGGTTCGCACAGCCAGGGCCGGGCCGACAGCCAGGCATCCAGGTGCGCGGCGGCGTCGACCGGGACGCCGTTGTTGCTCACGGTCAGGCGGTCGGTCTCGGGATCGTAGACCGCGGCGGCCTGCAGGCCGCGCACGGTGTCCTCGATCAGCGCCCGGCGGGCGGCGTCATCCAGCCCCGTGCGCCGCAGGCGCTGCGATGCGGCCGCGAGGCCGCGCAGGCGTTCGTCGCGGATCCGCTCGGCGATCGCCTTCACCCGCTGCTCGGACAGCTGCTGGATCTTCTCGACCTCGCCCTTCTTGGCGGCCTCGGCGATCGCGGCCCGGCGCTGGGCCTCGGCCTCGTCGCGCGCCTTGGCGTCGGCGGTGGCCTTGAGCCGGCCCAACTCCTCGGCGGCCGCCTGCTGGTCGGCGGCGAGTTTCGCCAGCCTGGCCTCGGTCGCGGTCAGGTGGGCGCCAACGGCGTCCGGGACCTCATGCTCGGCATCGCCGATCTTGATCTTTGCCATGCGGGTCATGGTAGAGTCCCGGAAAGTTCCCCGAACATGTCACATGTTGCAGAGACCAAGTCTTTGCCAGACAGGCGACTAGCGTCCGCAACCTGGGGCATGTTCGGGACGCGGTCCGGTCCGCGACCATGGATTGCATGCCGCAGATCGACCCCGCCGACCGCTACCGGCAGACCGCCACCCGCGCCGCGGCCGGGCTGGCCCTGGCGCCCCTGAGCGCGGCCGCGCGGCGGGCGCTCGGACTAGCGCTGGCGAGCGCCACGCATGAGCACCTGCGCGAGATCCGCGGCGACTTGGCGGCGATCGGCGCCGACCTGGGACTGGTCCGCGAGCTGCGCGCGCTCGAGGCCGACGGCACCGCCCTGGTCGGCGGCCTGCTGCTCGACGCCATCCTAGCCGGCTACCGGGAGACCGGCGAGGCCGAGGCGGCCGATCTCGGCCTGGTCCTGACCATCGAGCCCGGCGACCGCACCGACCTGGAGGCATACCCCATCGCCGGACACACGCCGGCCGATTGGGCAGCGCGCCTGGTCGGGGACCTGGTCTTCCGGATCCGCGGCGAGCTGTCCCGGCAGGTCCTGGCCGGCAAGGTCGAGCCGCTGCGCTGGGCCGAGTCGCTGGTGCTACCCTGGGCCGACCAGGTCGGGGCACGGGCTGCCGACGCCTGGCACGCCGGCCGCTCGGCCGCCCGCCTGGCGATGGCAGACGCGCTCAGATCGCGGCGCGGCGCTTGATGAGCTGCTGGAGAGCCTGCCGGACCCGGCTGGCCCAGGCCGCCCGATCCTCGGCATTGGGCTGCACCGGCGAGCGGCGCGGCATGCGCGCCGTCCCCTGTTCATGGAATCGGCCATAATCCGGCAGGCGGAAGACCACCCGCGCACGGCCACGCTGGACGGTGACCAGGCCGCTACGGCGCACGGCCTCGCGCAGCATGCCAGTCCGGACCAGAATCGGCTTGACGCCGAAGCGGCGCCGCTTGGCCTTGGCATAGCGCGGGTTCAGCGGCGCAAAGCCATGGGTGTTCGACTTGGTGAAGCGCCGCAGGACCGAGTTCTGCCCGGAGAGGCCGCCGCTGCCGCCGGTCACCCCGCCCGGGGACTGCGCGGCATACTCCTTGGTGGCCGCCCAGACCGCGGACTCGACCAGTCGGTCGAGGTCCTCCATCATGTGCAGCTTGAGGCGCAGCGGGGCGTTCATGCGTCCTCCTGGTCGTCGTCCTCCGGTTCACAAGTCATATGCCGACACCGGGGACACTCTTGGTTTTCTTCTTCGATGATGTCGCATGGATAGACCGCCATATGGCGGTGGCCGCACAGTCGGCAAATCACCCAACTGAAGGTCCACAGGCCGCCATCTGCAGACTTCATGCGTCGTCCATCTCGGCGTCCATCTCGGCTTCCAGATCATCGGCCAGTCCCGGCGGCACCGGCGGCAGGCTAGCCAGAATGGCGGCGGTCTCTGGGTCGGGATCCGCCATCACGCGCAGTGACTCTGCCTGATCCCGCATCAGCGCTTCCAGGCTGTCGTCGATCTCGACCTCATCACCGGACATATCGCCCCCGACGGTATGTGATGATACCACGGCGATCCAGAAAGCGAAGCGCCTGCTCCTGCCAGACAAGGGCATGGTTCGGGACGTTGCGCTTGGCTGCGAGCCGCTTCGCAGCCGATTCTGTGGCGGCCCGGGCCGCAGACAGCGCTACCTTGATGCCATGTCCAGGCCACTCCGGTCCCGGCCGCACCGAATACACCGTCCCGTCTGGCGCCACCGCCCGGACCTCGCCCAGGCCGTTGGCCAGACAGGACAGGTCGTCTCCCGACAGAGGATTCCACCACTCCCGCCGGGCTGAGCCCGGGCCGCAGTCGTCCGGATCGCAGGGGTGATCGTGCAGCAGCACTCCCCCGAGGACATCGGCTGGATCCCGTGGCCAGGCAACCGGGCAGCGGGCAGCGGTCCCCTCCCGCGTCCCAACCCGGGAGCCATCGGCGCGCAGGAGAACCGTCCGCTCGGTGGTCCGCCGAGCGATCTCCCGTTCGGTCTCCGCCACCAGTTCATCGGCGACCACAGCCGGCGGCGGAGATCCCAGCCGCGGGGCGCCGTCGGCGCGTCTCAGCAGCGGCAGCCCCTCCAGGCGCCGCTGCGCTCGCTGTTCGGCCACGGGGATGGTCCGGACGGCGCGGATCCTGGTCAGCTCATCGGCGGTCGCCGAGGCCGTGGCCTTGGTGACCAGGCCGCGGCGGGGATGGACCCGCAGCGCCTCCTCGGCGGCCACACGCGGAGCCTCGCCCAGGTCGCGGACCCGCGTCTCGGCGGCGGCCTGGACGGAACGGAAGACCGAGCCCGATACCCCGCGCCGCTGCAGGCGCAGCAGGTCAGCCAGCACCGGGCGCGGATCGCGCCCCAAGCGGCGAGCCTCGGCCACCGCCCGGGCCTGCTCGGTCGGCACCGTGTCGCCGTAGCGGTTGACCAGGTCGTCCGGCTTGAGGTCGCCGGCGCTGTAGGACTCCACCACGTCCGCCGGGTAGCGCTGCGCGAGGTTCGCCTTGATGCTCCGGAACTTCTCGAAGCTTTCGGCCGCGTCCTCGGTGGCCTGGCGCTCGGCTCGCTCCCGGGGCGTGATGACCACCTGGCAGCGGCAGTTCGGGGCCAGCGGCGGGATCGGCGCGTCGGGGTCGTTCAACTCGTAGACCCGACCCTCCAGGGCGGCGTGCTCGGGTCGGACCCGGCTGTCCCGCCGGGTGCGGAAGACCAGGACCAGATCATCCCCGGATCCATCCTGGACCAGGCCCGGGTCGCCGGTCGCGGTCGGGGACGGCTCCCCGCCGCCCGTCAGCAGGTCCTCGGGGTCGATCTCGAATGGCGCGGTTGCAACGCGGAATCCCATCAGGTCGCCCCGTCGTCACCCTCGCCCAGATCCTCGGCGGTGGCTGCGACATCTTCATCCTCAGGGTGCAGCAGTGCCGCCGCTCGCCGCCGCTCCGCCGACCGCCAGGCCGGCGGCAGGCTGGAGCCCTCGACCGCAAGCAGCCGGTCGAGCACCGCGCGATCGTCGACCGGGGCGAAGCTGTCCGGATACTGCGCCACCGGCGGCGGCGAGACACCGGCAGCGGTCGCCCAGATGGCGGTCGCCCGGTTCCGCGCCAGCTCCAGCGCGTCGGCCAGGGCCGCCAGTTCGGCGTCGGCGTCAACGAAGCGGTAGGCGTGGGCGACCCCGGACTCGGGCGCGCCCTGGGCCTGCACCGGCTGGACCTTCGCCGAGCGGTAGAGCGCGTCCCGGGTGTCAGCGATCGACTTCCGCAGACTCTCCGCCTGCGCCGGATCGGCGCCGAAGGTCTCGGCCTTGGCCGCCGGATCCTCGAAAACCCAGGCGGTGCGGCTGGATCGGAGCATGTCCTTGGTCGCGCTGGGCTGCGCGCCGGTGATCACCAGTTGGGTGATCGTCGCGTCGGTCTCCTCCATGGCCAGCAGCGACGCCAGCCACGCCAGGCGCTTCTGGGCCTCAGCCACCGGCGGGATGATCGGCGGCGCGGCGATCCGGACCAGCGGACAGCCGCCGAAGCGGTGCTGGACCGGCGTGGAGACAATCAGGATCAGCCTGGAGTTTGGGTCGTAGTCCGCTCGCTGGATGGTTTTCGGGCCGACCAGGAGCAGGAAGGGTCGCCCAGCAGTGTCAGCCAGCGCCAGCAGGGCCGAGAGCGGCTGGCCGGACGGCGAGTCCTGCCACCAGAGCACAGCGTCCGGGTCGACCCGGCGCAGCACATAGCGGCCGCCATCGGCGGCGCTCGCGGCCGGCGCGGTCAGGGTCGAGTCGGCCAGGAGGTAGGACTGCCGCTCGACGAAGGCGACCCGCAGCGCCGCGGCCAGCAGCGCGTCGAGGCTGGTGCCCCAGCCGTCGGCGTCGGCGACGAGGGCACGGTAGGCGGGATGCTCGGCGTCCGTGAGCACCGGCGCATGGCGCAGGACATGCGAGCAGTAGTGATCGGCGATCTGGCGGATATAGCCCTCGACGTGGGTCAGGTCCTTGCGGAGCAGCCAGTCGATATCCTGCTCCCGGTCGTGCTGCGGGATGATCTTGCGCCCCCGGGCGTCCACGCCGTCGACGTAGCGGGATCCATCGTCGAGCAGCAGCTGGTCGGAGAGCCGCCAGAAGGCCCGCGCCCGGGCCTGGGCCTGGTAGGCGGGGTGCAGGAGCGAGTCGAGGGAGACGCCGGCGGTGAGTTCCATGCGGATCATGCTACCCGGGGCCGCGAGGTTCCCGAACATGCACCATGTTGCGGACGCCAAACCCTTGTCCGGGAACCGTTTGCCTTCCGCAACATGGCCCAGGTTGCGGATCTACCAGCCGCCGGCGCCGCTGCCGGGCCGGCAGAGATCCCAGAGCGCATACCCCAGCGCGTCGAGGATATGTCCGCGGCTGCCGTCGCGGCCCGGATCGTAGCCGCCGGACTTGAGGCGCCGGGTCGATTGCAGCTCCTCGATCAGTCGGACACAGCGGGGATCCACCACCAGGCGCGGCGCCCCGGCCGCGGGCGCGATCAGCCGGTCCACCAGGTTGACCCGCTTGACCACCAGCGGATTGGCGTGCGTCGCGGACGCGACCTCGACCTTCCAACCCAGGCCGGCGGCCGCATCGCGGGCGGCGCGGACCTCGGAGTCGCCGACCGTGTGCCGGGCATTCCCCGAGCGGTCCGGGTGCAGCACCACCAGGCAGGCCTTGCCCCAGCCGCGCGCATGCGCGTGGTGGATCCCCTGGTCGACCTGGGCGTGATCGCGGATCACCAGCTCATCGACCACCGCGACCCGGCCGTCCGGAAGTTCCTGCGTGGCGATCCAGCAGAGCGGCGACACGTTGAAGTCCTGCCCGACATGCAGCGGCCGGGCAGGGTCGAGCGCCTGCGGCCGGACGTGGGTCGCCGGGGCGAATCCGGGATGGGCGCGATCCAGGCAGAAGCGCACCGCCCGCCCGAGCAGGTACTGGTCGGCGAGCTGCGCCGGCAGGGTGGCCTGGATCTGGTCCTTGTAGACCTGCGGCGTGGCCGGATTGGCCAGCGTCGAGCCGTAGTAGGCCCGCCGGTCCGGGGTCGGCTTCCGGATCATCTGCTCCTCGACCCAGGTATCCGGCCCCTCGGGCGTGGTCGTCAACAGCAGGTGCAGCCGCTTGGCCGCCGGGTGTCGGAGCCGTGCCCGGATCTGCAGCGGCGCGTCCTTGAGCGGGTCCGATGGGTCGCAATGGACCCGCGCGGCCTCGTCGATCCAGGAGGCGCCGACCTCGTAGCCGGCGATGCGTCCCGGGTCCTCGGTCGAGAGCAGCCAGATGATCTCCCCGGCCACACTGAGGTGCTGCGGGATCGACTTGTGCACCTGGCAGGGCAGCGACCACTCGTCGCAGGCCGCGACGATCGCCGGCACCACGAAGCGCCAAAGGTCCCCATAGGTCGGCGCGTAGGCCGCCGACGGGCAGCCGTTGCAGCAGTGCAGGACCAGGAGCTTCCGCGCCCCGGCGTAGCTTTTCCCCGAACCCCACCCGCCCTGATACAGCGTCTCACCCGGCGCCCGGTCGCGCAGGAAGGCCGACTGGCCCGGCTGGTTGCCCGCCAGGATCAGCCGGCGCATCGCGCACCACCTCTGCCTCGGCGGGGATCGCCGGCTCCGCCGCGTCGACGAAGACCGCGCCTTCGACCCGGAGCGCCGCCTGATCGACGAAGGCGGCCGCAGCCTCGGGCAGGTGCAGGCGCGCCATGATCCGGAGCACCTGCACCACGTCTGGAATCCGCTTGGACTTCTGGGCCAGCTTGACCATGCGCCGGAACAGCTGGGCGGTAGCCTCGACCCCGCACTTGCGGCCGGGGTGCTTGGCGAATCCACGCAAGCTGGACGCCGTCACCCCACAGAGGTCGGCGATGCGCTCTTGCGTCAGACCGGCGAGGGACAGGGCCTCGACGAGGTCCGCCGATGGTCCCTTGATGCGAGCCGCATCGCGCGGCAGCGCCCGGCGGACCGCCGGTGGTCGACCGCGACGCCGCGACTGCGCCGCCACTCACGCCCCCTCCTGCACGGATGCAGGCGGCGGGGCACGGAAGACCACGACCAGTGCCTCGCGGTAGGCCTCCGGATCTGGCGCATGCTCGAAGGCCAGCAGCGGATGGTCCTCCAGGAGCCGTCGGAGACCGTGGGCCGTGTAGTGCAGACGCCGCGCCAGATCGCAGGCCGTGATCCGCCCGCCGGCGAGCACCACCGCACCGACCGCGCGGAGGCGCAGATCCTCGCGCCAGGTCGCCAGGACCGCGGCCTTGGTGCCGGCGCGATGCGGCCGGCGCGGGGTCGTCGGCAGAGTCGGTGCGGTCATCGGCCGCCCCAGCGGATTCGGCCGAGTCCGTGCGCGATCACCCCGGCAACGAGCCAGAGTCCGAACCATTGCCAGAAGCTCGCCTGGGCGAGGAAGTCAGCGAAGGTCATGGGGTTTCTCCGTTGGCTGGTGGTTGGCGCGGTGATGCCCGTGGCGAAGAAGACAGACAAGAAAGTGCAGCATACGGTGCCACATACTGCTGTCAGGGTCCGTTTGATCACTCTCGGGCAGCAGATTGAAACTGATGGATTCAATGCCATTTGGCGTGTCGATCGTTAGACAGAGCGTCGCCGGTAGTTCTACAGGCGCCGGCGACTCCACCGAGATAATCCCAGCGGCCGCGTCAATGACATTGCAATCGGCGCACAGAATGTAAGCCGGAGTGCGGTTGACCATAACCTGCCAGCGGTCGGCGCGGCGCTGGCGCAGGTGGGCGGCGAGGCGGGCGGAGGTCAGGTGGTCAGGCATGGGGTTACTTTCTCATTCGCCACGCGCAGCAGCACGTCCGCGTGGCAGGGTTGTCCCGCCCATAGTTCTAAGTGGTGAACCAGGTCGGCCAGGGCGTCAAGCCATGGGTTCATATTGCCTCCGGTAGCGGCGCCACTTCCGTGACCGCCGCCCAACGATAGTCCCGGTAACGGACCCAGCCCCGGCGCTCCATGCGCTCCAGGATCAGGCTCAGGCGATACCGGGAGAGTTCCGGACGCTCCAACTCGTCGAGCGACATCGGCCGCCCCTGCCGGCGCAGCAGCGCCAGGACCTCGCGCCCGATCTGGCCCGGCCCACGGCCGGTGCGCCTGGGGAAGCGCCCCTCGGCCGCATCCAGGCGCGCCAGCACCGCCCGCGCCGTGTGGCAGGTCCAAGGTTCGCCGCGTTCGGCCAGCGTGCGGGCAGACGCCAAAACCTCGTCGGTCGCGGGCTGCGGCTGCAGGTAGTCGCTCATGCCGGCACCACCTCCCGGAGATACCAGCGCGCCGCCGGCCGGCCGCTGGCCGTCAGCCCGCCCCGCTCGCGGCGGAGCAGCCCGGCGGATTCGAGCTCCCGCCGCCGCGGCCGCTCGGTGTTCCCAGGCAGTCCGAGCGCCGCCTGGATCTCCTCGTCGGTCAGTCCCGGAGTCCCGCGCAAGAGGTCCAGGATCCGCCGATGGTCCCGGCTGCGCCGCTCCCGGCTGAGCGACAGCGCCGCGATCCGGGACTCCAGCGCCCCGCAATGCGGCGCCGGTTGCGCGGCCAACTGGTCCAGGAGGTCGAGCTGCGCGGGCATGTCAGCCTCCGCCCCTGAGCGCGTCGAGTTCGGCCTGGAGCGCTTCGGTCCGGCGCTTGACACCCTCGCGCAGACAGCGGACCGACCGGGGGTTGTCTCCGCGGCCGGTAAGATCCGCCAGGCGCCGATCCTCCTTGGTCAGGTTGGCGATCGACCGCTCCAGCACGGCCATGCGGGCGATGCGATCGCAATACGCGGCCTTGGGATCCTTGGCCTTGGTCTCGGCGTCGCTCACCATGGGCAGTCCTCCTCGTCGCCGTCTGAGACCGCGACCGGCTCAGGTTCGGCGTCTGGTTCGGGTTCGGTTTCGGTGACGCGGGCAGGCACCTCGCTGCGGCTCCAGCGCGGCCACGACCATTCCCCGCTGCGGATCGCGTAGTCGAGCGCCGCCGGGTCGGCGTAGGGGAACACCGAGGTCAGAGCGCCCTTGCTCGGCCGGCCCAGCAGCCGCACCGCGTCGAGGTACACCATCGGGTGGCACCGCGGCTCCGTCTGGCCGTCAGCCGGCCGGCAGTGCTCGGCCAGGGCCAGGGTAACCAGATGGTCCACGTGACCAGCCTCGCGCAGCTCGGCGAGCAGGCGCCGCCCGGGCTCGACCAGAGCGGCCCGGAAGGCGTCCTGGAATCTGGCCCAGGACTCGGGGGAGTGTTTGTCCTGCGCGGCGCCGATCACTGGTGGCGTCGGCTGGCGGCGCAGATCTTCCTCGGACTGCCGCAGCGCGTGCAGGTGTTTGACCAGGTCCGACGGGTAGCGCGGGAGTCTCCCGTCCTCGACCGCGGCCTGTCGCGCCCGACGGACCAGCGCCAGGGCATCGGCAGGGGTGGCGATCAGGCCAGCCCGCTCCCAGGGCTCCAGCATCGCCTCGAGGTCGATCAGCGACGCGGCGCTGGCCGAGATCCGGATCCGTTCCAGGTCAGCGGCGATCGGTTTCAGATCCATGGTCTTGTCCCCTCCCTGGTCAGAATGTTCACACACACACACATCAGAACGGGCATGAATCCACCGTACCAGGATCCGGTTGGCCCTCGCGCGCGCACGCGCACGCGGCTCCTACGGAATACTGTGTGTGTGTCTTCTCTACTCTACTCTCCTCTACTCTACTCTGTGTGTTTCCACCTGGACAAATCGCATTTGGCTGCGGACAAATCGGATTTGTCCCAGGACAAACAACATTTGCGCCATTTGCCGGTTTGGGTTCCTGGCGGCGTTTTGCCCGGCGCCGTTCCCGTACCTCAAGCATCGGTGACAGTCGGATTGCGAGTTTGGCACATGACAAATGCCATTTGTCCATGGCCAAATCCTTGATCTGCAACAGACCTCGCTGACCGCAATATGTCCATATTTGGTCCAGTTCATCCCGTGTTATCCGGAGGTCGGCGGCCAGGACCTCGCGGTCCTCGGCGTCAAGGATCACCTCCAGCCCTGACCCGCCGGCGATCAGCTCCAGGGCGATGCACCAGCATGCGTATCCTGGCAGGCCGAAGCGGCCGATGAGCGCCCGGACACGGTTGTCCGAGTGCATGTCGACATCGTGCGGGAACCAGTCGGCGCAGGTCTTGACGTGCCGCCCCATTACCGCCCCCTCCGCCGTTCGATCTGCCGCTCTGCTTCGCGCTTGAGGCGCAGGAGCTGGGTCTGCTGCCGGTCGCTCGGGGTCCAGCCTGGCCGGTCGGACTGCTTGAGCAGCGAGTCGATCAGGTTGGCGTCGTAGGCGTCCACGCGGACCGATGCCGGGTCATCGACCAGGTCCAGGATCGCCAGCGCCTCGTCGCGGGTCATCATGGCCCGGCCCCTTCCTGTACCTGGGTCAGCGTCGACCGGCTGGCCAGCAGAAGCGCGGCGGCGCTCAGGATCATGCGCTGGGCCAGGTCCTGGATCTGCTGCCGGTTGCGGACCTTGGCGCGCCGCCAGAGGGCCAGGGTGGCGGCCAGGTTCTCCCGGCGGCGCTCCCGGCCCATGGCGACCAGGTGGCAAACAGCCTCGAACAGGGGCTTGGCGTTGGCCTGCAGCAGGTCGCAGACGGCGGCCTGGGCGTCCTCCATGGTCTGGTAGGCCAGCAGGGCGTGCTGGTCTGGCGGCGCCTGCTTCTCGGGCTGCTGCTCGGGGGGCGGATCGGTGGTGTCGGTGTTCATGCCTGCTCCTAGTAGATTCCTAGTAGATCGTGCCGTCACGGAGCAGGCGCCGGACCTCGGCCTCGGCCGCGACCTGGGCGGCCTCGGACTCGTCGGCGTCAAGGTCGACCGGCTCCCGGGTGTCCGGGTCAAGCACCCGCAGGATCTCGACCGACTCCGGACAGCCCGGGCAGTGGCGGGTCAGCCACTCCTCGGGGATGATCTCGGCATCCAGCAGCACCACGCGGCCGCCGGGCAGCTCGACCTCCAGCCTAGGCACCATGGCTGACGCCTCCGCAGGGGACCGCTCTGGTGGTCGCCTGGGCGTTCCGGCGGGCCAGCTGGCAGTCCTTGACCGCGGCCGCGAAGCGCCGCGCCAGGGCCGCAGCTTCGTCCTGGCGGGCGACATCGTCCGGGGCCTCCCCAAACAGGGCATGTTCGGCGATCGCGTCCATGATCGACTCCCTTGCGGCCCGGCACCACGGCAGGGCCTTGCAGTAGCGGCAGGCGCCGATGGATGGCGCCAAGGGCGGAGCATCGGCCGAAGCGGCCGCGACCACCCGCTGGCAATCGGCCCGGGCGGCTTCGATCCAGGCCTCGGTGAATCGCGCTGCTGAGAAGGCCCGCAGGCGGCCTTGCGCCAGGTGAATGTCAACCGATCGGATGCCGAGAGGTTGCCGGTAACGATCCCAGGCCATCACTGCGTAGGCGTGGAGTTGGCGGTGGGTCGTGGCATTCCCCTGGTCCAGGAACCCGCACTTCCAATCGACCACCACTACCCGATTCCCGCCGATGAGCACCAGGTCTGCGGTCCCGCCCCGGCGGATGCCGATGCCGTCCCCGCCAAGGTGCCGCTCGACCTGCGACGTGACCGGCCCGCCAGATTCCCGCTCCAGCCGCTCCCGCAGGGCCAGGGCGTAGGCGACGCATGTCCGGGCCGCCTGCTTGGCCCAGGGGCTCAGGCGCGCCAGCAGCGCACCGCAGCGGTCCAGGGCCAGGTCTGCCGGCATCTTCTCCTGCCAGCAGCAGAGAAGGACCTGGGCGATCGCTTCATGCGCCAGGGTGCCCTCGCGGGCCGCATCGGACTGCATCGCCTCCAGCCACGGCGCCTGGGCGCAGGCCCGCGCCTCCATCAGCGCCCGCCCGGGACAGAGCGCCAGGGCGGGCAGGCTGGACGGCCGGATGAATGGACGGCAGTCGATCATCCGCGGCGGCCATTCGCGCGCAGGGACTCGACCTCAATCAGCCGCGCCCCGGGGACCGGGCACCCGGCCTTGAGCAGCGCCAGGACCGCGGCCTCATCCACGACCACCACCAGACGGCCGTGGATCCTGCCGCCGTCCTTGCACGCCTCAGCGATCAGCGCGGCCGGGTCGTAGACCTCGGCTGTCTGCCGCTTGGCCACCATGGCGGCCGCCTTGGGCGCCGGCGGTGGCGCCGGCGGGAGCAAGTCCACGATCGGGTCCGGTCGCTGCTCCGGCTCCGGGGTCGAGGCGACGCCGAACAAGGCGGCCTCCTGCTCCCGCAGTTCCTCGGCGGCCTTGCGCTCCGCCTCCTGGGCAGCGCGAATCTCGGCGGCCTTGCGCTCGGCCTCAGCCCGTGCCTTCGCTGCCTCCTCCTCTCGGCGTCGCTCCATCTCTCGCTGGCAGGCGACCACCCGCCGCCCGAGGTTCTGCCGGGCGGCCGCCAATGGGTCGGTGGCCTGACGCTCGACCTCGATGATCTGCCTCTTGAGCGCATCCAGGGGCCGCGTCAGTTCCATCCGTTTGGCCGCAATGTCCTTCGCGAGCTGGTCAATCTCGCAGAACACCTTGTTGGCGACCTCCAGCGTCGGCACATCGACCGGCTCGCAGCACCCCGCCTGCTCGATCAAGGCCAGCGCCCGGTCGAGCAGGGCGGGATCCAGCGCGCAGATCACCGTCGGGAGGGGGTTGGGCATGATCGTGGACAGAGTAGCGCCGCTCACGCCGCACCGCCTTTCTCCGCCTTCGCGGCCTGCTCCAGTTCCCGGACCGCCTCCCACAGGTCCCCTTTATTGTCGATCGAATGAATCGCTCCAATCGCGGCGATGAACGAAGCCGCGTTCTCCGGCTTGACATCGGCCGGCTTCTCGGCGTCGTAGAGATTGCAGATCGCCGTGATGATCGCGGTGGCGTCACCATTCAGCCCCAAGGCCTTGAGCCTGGCCCACTCGGCACGCGCTGCCTCCACCGCCGGGCTTGCCGTCTTCGCCTCGCGGACGATGGTCCGCTTGTCTGCGGGCGGCGTCGCCTGTTCCGCTGCATCCGCCGCGGGCGGATCGAAGACCACGGCCGGCACCGGATCTGCCGGCCGGACCGTCGCGTCGGCCGGCGGCAAGTCTTCCATTTCCTCGCGCGCATGGAACCCGGCCAGCGCGTCCGCAAACGACCCCCGCAGGGCATAGGCCCGGGCGCGGAGTTCCAGCATCCGGCTGGGGTACTGAGTCCACGGCCCCTGCTTCTTCCAGAGCCCGGCGGTCTTGGCATCGGCCACGCTGAAGCGTCCGGTATAGGACTGCTGTCCGTGCGCGGTCACCCGGACGATCGTCACCGAGCAGGCCAGGGTTTCCCCCTCGCCCTTCCACTCCACGGACATGCCGCCCCAATCGGAGCGCTGCTGACAGACCGCCAGCATAGCGTCGCCCCACAGGGTCGGCCGACCGTTGACGACCGCGATCCCGGCCAGCGCCGAGAACGGGTCCAGGCCCAGCCGGGCGCCCATCGCCGCCGCCACCACGATATCGTGCGGCTTCCCCTGGTAGCCCTTCGGCACCAGATCGCACTTGGCCAGCCACTCGGCGCACTTCATCGCCTCGGCGGCCGTATCCGGATTCAGCGCCAGCGAGAAACCGGTCCCGGCTCGACGCTGCGCCACTTCATACTTGACCTGCTCCTCGCTCATGTCCTGCTCCTCGCTCATGTCCTGCTCCTTGCCCCGTGGGGCCTTGTGGGGCGCCTGGCCCCGGTGAGTCATTGCAGTTCCCGGGCGGCCCGCATGGCGTCGTCCGGGTGGATCAGGTGGCATGGCTTCCCCGCACGGCTGGAATCCTGGGCAGGGATCAACTTGGCCTTGACCCTGGCCAGGAACCAACCCCTTCCCCGCCGGTAAACCCGGTCCGCCTCAGCGGGGAACAGCATCCGTTCATCCGGCCGGAGCGGTCGCGAGGCCGGCGGCGGGGCCTGGTAGTTTACCCGCTGCGCCAGCGCCAGCTCCGCCCGGCGGGCATCAGAATGGGTAAAGACCAGCGTCATGGCGTCGCCTCCGTCCCGTGTGCGATCGGCCGCAGATTCCGCTCCGCCTCCTCGAACAGCCGCCGAGCATCCCGCAGCGCCAGCAGCGCCCGGCGGGCCTCGCCGCGGTCCACCTGGCCGTCGGCCACGATCCCGGCCGCCTCAGCCACCAGCGCCCCGCAGCGCTCCAGCACGGAGAACAGATCCGGCAGCGCCCGCACCGCATCGCCCGCCGGCCGGGCGGTCCCGTCCAGGTAGAGCTGCAGCGCCCGCCGCAGACCCTCGTCCAGCACCGCCAGGGCGAGCACATGACTGCACGGCCAGGCCGACAGATCCGGCCCGCGCCGGTAGACGGTCGTGGGGTCGATGTCGCAGAGCGCCCCGACCTCGGTCTGCGACCGCTCGGCCAGGAACTCGCGCAGCGCCGACTGGACGCCGGCGCGCAGGGCTTGGCTCGCGGTGACTGCGCTCATGCAGCCCCCGCCGTGCCAAGATCGCTGCCATGGGCGATCCCCAGCGCCAGCCGCCAGTGATCTTCCGGGGAGACGGGCTCCGGCGTCTCGTGCCGCTGGATCGCCAGCGCCGCACCGCGCAGGAAGGCTCGGGTCAGGTCGTCGGCCGCGGCCCACACCCGGGCCGTGCGCCGCAGGCTCGGGGCCGTCACGATCGCGCCGCCGAGCGGGATCACGGCGTCACCGCCTGGGCCTTGGCCCGCCTGGCCTCCAGGGCCTCGCGGA